TGGCACCCGCTACATCTACCATCCCTTCACTCCCGACGAGGACCTCTTCGGAACACGGACTGAGGACATCCTGGAGCCGATGCAGGTTCCGCAGCCGGGAACCGGCGGTCCTATCTGCCCAAACTGTGGCCAGACCGAATCGACTGACGGCATCTGTCCGCAGTGCGCCGTCCCGATGGTTCAGCAGCCGCCGACGATGGTGACCGTCCCGCAGAAGACCGGCGAACAGACCTATGCCAACAGCGGGCCGATGTTCCGGATTTGCACCGGCATGGAGGTCACCGTTCCGTTCGATGCGAAGTCATTGGACCACTGCCCCTTCCTGGTGTACGAGTACGATGAGCATCCCGGGATTCTGCTGCAACTCTACGGGCAGAAACTCCGCGAGCATCTGGACCCGGCGACGGGTGGGATGCAGGGCGATACGGTAGCGCAGCAGCAGGGCTCGATCACCAGAGCGCAGGCGCAGTCGCTGTCAGGGATGACCCGCATCGGCGAGAAGCAGCGCTGGATCCACTCTCGGATCTGGCTCACTCCGCCGATGTACGAGATGTTCCAGTCCGAGGACAAGCGGAAGTACCTGAAGGAGAAATTCCCCAACGGCGCTCGGATCTCTCGCGTGGCTGGCCGGCTGGTAGGGATCGACGATGAGAAACTCTCCGATGTCTGGACCGCGATGCCAGTGGAGCCGTCGGACTACCTCTACAACGATCCGTTCTGCTGGGGCATCTTAGGGCAGCAGGACCTCATCAACGACTTCTACAATCTGCTGTTCGCGCTGTCTGAGCGGAAGCTGCCGATGACGGTAGTGTCTGCCGGCTGGCTTGACATGGAGAAGCTGAATAACCGCGGCACACTCCCGACAGAGATGATCGAAGCGAAAGCTGCGGCCGGGCAGAGACTCCAGGATGGGTTCCACACCGTCTCAACGCCACAGGGCGCGCTCGCTGAGTACCTCCCTTTGATCGACAAGATCGACGGCACGGTTCAGCAGCACACAGGGCTAACGCCTCCGGTGTTCGGCGCCAATGAGAAGGACCCGACGGCCGAGGGCGCCCGCCTCCGCATCCAGCAGGCGCTCATGCAGAACGCTCCGATCGGCGAACTGACGGCGCAGGGCTGGGTCGTCATCGTGACGAAGTGCGTGAAGCTGGTGGCGGAGCATGGCGAAGGGCTGCCGGTGAAGGAAACGCCCGACGGCAAGGTCCCGATGTTCGACGTTGCGAAGCTGAAGGGCGGCCGGTTCCGGTTCGAGGCCGAGGTGGGCGTCCCGATGTCATGGGCCGAGAAGACGGACATGCTGTCGTCGATCATCAAGCAGAACCCCGACGTGGCGGCTGCGCTCGATCTGGACAAGCCCTACAACGCAGCGGCCCTGCAGGATTACCTGCTGCCCGGCATGGTGGATTTCAAGAGTTCGAATGAGAATTACCAGCGGGCGGTAAATGAGCGGATTCAGAAGTTGTTGAAGGGTTCGCCCACAGTGGGGCCCGATGGGACGATGGTTCCCACGATCCCAGTACAGCAGTTCGTCGATGATAACCTTGTGTTTGCTTCACTGATTCAGCAGTGGTGCAACGATGAGAGCGGATTGAAGGCGGCAAACGAAAACCCGAATGGGTTTGCGAATGTCGTCGCGCATGGAATGGCGCAATTGGCAGCGGGGCAACCGCCGCCGATGCCGGCGCCGCCAGAAGGTCAGCCAGAGAAACCGAAACCGGAACAACCCAAGAACCCAGAAGAGGGTAGCGTAGGGCCGGAACTACCGATACAGTAGGAACCATATGGAAGAAACGGCTATTCTCGACACTCCCGCGACGACGGAAGCTGTCGCTCCAGTTGTAGACACCCCTGCCGTAGAGACGACTCCCGAAGTTGAGGCGACTCCGGCAACCGAAACAGCAGAGACGCCCGTAGCGGAAACGCCGGAAGTCGTCGAGGATGACCCATTCGGTGACGTCACCCCTGATAAGGTGGACGAGACAGGGAAACTCTACTCCTGCTCAAAGACGAAGTGGGATCGGATGTGGGGGCGCGACAAGGCGTGGCGCGAACTGGAGGAGACTGTCGGGCCGAACCCGACGGTCCAGGCGATCAGTGAGCACTGGAAGCGCAGCCTCGGCTCACAGGCCCTGTTGGACGACTGGAACAGCGGCGAGCCGGAATCGGTGAAGCGCGCCGCGGACTTCATGCTGATGAAGGCGCCGCCGGAGACGATCTCTCACCTGGCTGAGCGCGCGCTGGAGATGCTGCCCCAGGTGGCGCCGCAGGCGTACCAGCAGATCACAGGGCAGGTCCAGAATCAGATGCTGGACAGCGTGTACCAGCACTCCATCCAGACTGGCGATGCGAACCTGTTCAAGGCCTGCCAGAACATGGAACTCGCGCTGACCGGCCGGTTCCGGACAGAGAACGATTTTCAGGCTCCGGACCCGCAGGCGCAGCAGTTCAGTTCGCTGCAGGAGCAACTGAACCAGTACAAGGCGCGGGAGCAGGCGCAGCAGCAGCAGACCTACCAGTCGGTCGCGCAGCAGATTGACGCGCAGGTCGAGCAGGCCAAGAATTCCGAGATCGAGAAGCTGATTCCGAAGGAAGTCGCGGACGCCTACAAGGGCAAGCCGGAATGGAATCAGTTGAATTTGCTGTTGAAGTCCGAGATCGACGGGGCGTTGAATAACAATCCGATCGTTCGGGCCCAACTGATGAGAGAATTGCGCATCGCAAAGACCTCGCCGTCGGAACAGACGCGAAGCATTGCGGAGGCGACCATGCGAACGTTCGCCGCAAGCATTATGGCGAGACGGGCGAAGCCCATCATCGACAAATTCGCGGCAACGGCCGTCGCAGCCAACGCCAAGGTGCACCAAGCCCAGGCGAAACTGCAGGCGCGGCGTGAGCCGACCGGTCTGTCCGGAGCGGCCTCACCCAACAGCAACAGAATCGCGCAATGGAAGGCGGAGGGCGTTCCCTTCGACGAGCAGTTGCGGCGCTTCAGCGAGGGATAATCAATGGGAGTCCAAGCGATTGCCGACGTCTACGAGGCAAATCTGCAGGTGGTGCGCAAGGAATTGCGCGAACTCTATGAGAACGGTGGCACGACCTACAATCTACTGAAGAAGCAGACCGACGCCACCAAAATCTCCAAGACGGAAGACGGGAAGGATTTCCGCATTCCGCTGGAGATTCAGCCGACCGGCAACTTCGCCGGTTTCAACCTGGCCAACGGCGCCCTCGGCCAAGGGCAGGGCTTCAAAATGAAACAGCAGTACCAGGGCTACTACCCTGTTCGTCTCGCCGTGTCGATGGATCAGGACAGCATCCTGGCCACGCAGACCAGCGAGCAGAGCCGGGTGAACGTCCTGAAGCGCAACACGGCCAAGGCGATGCCGAACATGCTGCGGTACTGCAACACGTCCTTCCTGAACCAGGGCGGCGCTCAGGGCCTCGTGGCGAAGGCCACCGGCTACTCCGGCGGCACGTTCACGTTCGACACCGAGTTCGGCGCCAATCACCTGCAGGTCGGGCAGCCGGTCGAAATCTTCGACTCCACGCTGGCCACCTGGAAGACGTACGGCCTCGCTGTCGGCGACACGATGCCCTACATCGACAACATCAATAAGCAGGCTGGAACCGCCCACATCACCAATCTGGGCTCCGTCTCGCCAGCCGCGACCGACTATCTCGCCTTTCCTGGCGTGACCAGCGGCTCCTCGACCAGCGTGTTCACCGCGCCGGCCTGGATGAATACCCTCCGGTATTTCCACTCCACCGCCGTCAGTGGCAACCTGCTGGGTCTGTCGCTCGCCAACTACGCCGAGATCCGTCCGAACTGGTACGACGCCCAGAGCGGCTACTTGGTGCCGGAGATGGGCGACATCCTGAAGTCCCGCATCCGTCAGCGCCGCGGCTCCCTGCCGACGGACCTGACCGGCATCGTCCATGACGCGCAGGTTGGGCAGATGAAGAAGCTCAACATGGCGATCATGAAGCAGGACCGGACCCCCGGCGCTGCTCAGGGCCTCGTCGACCTGATGCCTTCCACTGCGGACGAAGTGACGCTGTGGGGCATCAAGCACAAGATCGACGTGCACCAGTCGAAGTCCAAGATCGACTGGCTGGCCCTGAAGAATTGGGGCCGCGTGTACGCGCAGGAGCTCGACTGGTGGAAGAACCCCGGCAACGGGACGTATTTCTTCGAAGGTCGCAACTCCAGCGGCGGCGTGACGGCTTCCTGGTCCATGTTCCTGTACGTGGTGGAGAACTTCTACAACGTCGACCTGGGCTGGGAAGGTTTCATTACCGGGCTCTCGATCCCGGCCGGTTACTGAGCGAGGTAGTTCATGATTGAGACACGGCAGGACCCCATCGTTGCGGCAGTAATTGATCGCTGCAACCAAAGACTCAGAGACGCGCTGGGGATTGCCCCATCGGGCGACCAGCGATTCAAGTGGGTCTGGGGTCCTGACCTGTCCGTGTTCGTGAAACCGGATCCACTGGGCGAGACGATCAGGGCGAACCAAGTGGAGGGCAACGTCTGGGTGCTGGCGCAGTGGCTCAAGCCGCCGCCGCTGGTGCAGTGGGAAGCACAGCTTGGGAAGCTGATCCCGTATCCGGCGAACGGCCGGTATCGCGCGACAGACGTGCTGCTGTTCGAAGGAAAGCTGCCCACTGATGAGTTGACGTACTGGGCTATCCATCAGGTGCGGGAGACGGATGCCCAGACGCTTGCGCAGTTGACGGAGCAGATCTCCGCGGCGCGCGACAAGAAAGAGCGAGATTTTGACGCCAAGGCTGAGGACTTGGTGAATGACCGATGGACCAACACTGTGCCTGGGTCGAAGGCCCATATCAGTTACCCCGGAAAGACACAATGACAACAACGATCCCCGACGTTTCCTCCATGTTTACGACCGTGTGCTCGATCCATTTCATGGACCTGGAGAACACGCAGCCGTACAAACCGCAGGTGGGCGAAGGCGGCTGGCGCACCACGATCAAGTTCCCGGCGCAGAAGCGCGGAGAACACTGCGTCGTGCATGTCCCGCCGTTCTACCAGAACACGCACATGTCCGCCGACAACAGCATGGACGTGCCCTATTCATCGTATGAGTGGGCGCAGTCCATCGTGGAGTCGTTTACGACGAACCACCTGCACTCCGAGGTCGGATCGCCGGGCGTGTTCATCTGCGAGGGGATGCAGCCCACCCGCGAGGAACTCGCGAGGGCTGAGGCGCGACAGGCGAACTGGGCGCGCGTGCTGGTGCTGGAGGCTCAGGATCTCTGGGCGGCCGGACAGAAGCTGGATGTCTCCGATCTGCACCGTGGCGCGGCAACGTGGCTGGGCGACACCAACTACGAGTGGATGCGCCCGCCGCAGGACGTGAAGATGGTTCCATGCTCGATGTGCGGCCGGCTGGTGGAGAACTCGGTTCTGGCCTGCCCGTACTGCGAGAACGTGATGGATTACAGCCG